ACGTGTTAAGTACAATTTAAATCTAGCAGAAGTTAAGGTAAATTTTCCAGAGGGACATTCTAAAAAGATTGAACTTTCTAAGAAAATGGGTATTGTGATGAAATATCCATCTATGAAGGAGTTTATCAAATCTTCAATTGTTGGTGCTGATTTTAATGCTGATAACATATTAGACGTCGTTGCGAATTGTATTGATCAAATTTATGATGGTGAAGATGTATATGATAGTTCTACTACCACAAAGAAAGAATTTGTTGAATTTATAGAAAATTTAACTAATAATCAATTTGAAAAATTGCAAGAATTTTTTGAAACAGCTCCATCACTGTCTCATACATTCTCAGTTGTAAATCCAAATACTGGAAAAGAATCAGAGTTCGTAATTGAGGGATTGGCAAATTTTTTCGGATAGCACTCTTTCATAATACACTGGAAGGGTACTATAAAACTAACTTTGCTTTGATGCAGCATCATAAATACAGTTTGACTGATGTTGAAAATATGATGCCTTGGGAGAGACAAGTTTATACAACTTTGTTGCTCCAATACTTAGATCAAGTCAAAAAAGAACAAGAAGCAATCGCTAAACAAAAATAATGGCACACGGTTATCTCACACCAGCAAAAGTAGGAGACAAGGATATCTTCAGAACTATCAAGGATCTTCTTGATAGATTTAAGGAGGAAGGAGATAAAAATGGAGCTCCTCCAGAAGATGGTAGCGATCTTAAGGTTGTTCAAAAAGCTGGACAAACAAAAGTTTATAAAGAACCTCGCACTAGTGAAGAAAAAGAACAAAAGAAGGTAAATCTGTTAGTAACACGCATGGGAGGTGTTCTTTCTAATATGATGAGCCGTGGTGGTTCTAAAGAACAATCTGTAGGTAGTGCAAGAAAAGGTGGCAGTTTTGTTAACATGGGTGCATCTACAAAACCCATAAGTGATACAAATTTCTTTAGATCAGCAGTAGTTGAGGGTGTCAATCCATTAACTGGTGAATATTATTCTCCAGAAGAAAGAATAGCAGCGTTTAAAAAATATAGACCTAATGAGAGAACAACTCAAGGAGTTGGAGTTTCTGGAGGTGGTGCAGGTGCTGATATTGTTGCTGCATTATCCTTAAACACAGCAGCAGTAATTCGCATGGAAAATGCAGTTAGACAACAAACTGCAAATGATACAAAAATTTCCAATGATCAGTCAAATCAAAAAGATACAATATTTAATAAATTACTTGCTTCACAAAAAGAAGATAGATTAGAACAAGGAAAAGATCTTAGTGGTAATTTGAGACCAAGACCAGTTGGCAGAGGTGGTGTAGGAACTGGAGGTTTAATTGGTGGTGATGGACCTCTTTCTTCATTAATTAGAGGAGCAGATACATTTCAAACTGGTGCTAAATTAGCTGCAAATACAACAGGTGCTGCAAAAGTTGGAAAAGCAGCCTCTGCTACCACTGGAGCAATTACTGGTGGACTGGCAAAATTAGGGTTTAAAGCTCCAAGAAATATTGTAAAGAAACTATCATCTACAGCAGCAAAACTGACACCCCAAAAAGCACTTGCTGCAGCTACTAAAGTTTTAGCTGGAGATAATAGTAGTAAATTAGTAAAACCAGTCAAAAAACTTGCACAAAGTAGTGCTGCTAAAGTTACTATGGGTATGGGTGATGAAGGAGCAGAACGCTTACTCAAAGCAGTTGCAAGTACTGTTGATGAAGAAGACGCAATAAAGTTTTCATTGGGAGTAGCAGAAGCAGGAATGGATCAGCAGTTATTGTTGAGAGCTTTAAGTAAAAAAGGTGATAAACTTGTTCCTAAAGAAGAGGCAATGAAAACATTTGCTAATCTTGTGGACGATGGAGTAAAACCAACAGTTGCAGATGATTTCCTAAGAAGATTATACGGTCCTGATCAATATAAGAGATTGCTTGGTGGTGCCACTGATCCAATTAGACGTTTAATGCAAAATACATTTAGTAATAAAATGTTTACAGCTCCTGCAATTGAAAAAATAACAAAAACAGCAGCAAAGACGGGAGCAAAAACAACAGGAAAAGCAGGATTAAAATCACTTGCTAAGAAAATTCCTGTTATTGCAGGACTTGCTGGTATTGCTTTTGGTATTCAACGTGCAATGCAAGGAGATCTTCTTGGTGCTGGTCTTGAAATTACATCTGGTTTGTTAGGTGCTATTTCACCTTTTACTGGTGGACTTGGTACTGGACTAAGTTACGGTATTGATGGATTCCTACTTGCGAGAGATTTGGGTATGATGCCAATGGCAAAAGGTGGAATACTACACGCAGCAACTCCTGTTGTAGCAGGTGAGGCAGGAGACGAAGCATTTACTCCTTTAACAGGTGCAGAAGGAGAAATTGCAGGTTCAGTGTTTGGTAAAGCATCAGGAGAGGCACTTGCCAATTTCTTTAAGAAAAAACCTTTAGAAAAATTGAGATATAATAGTGATCACCCAGAAGGAATAAATCAACCAAATCCTCATCCGCCAGGAACATTCCTTTACAAAAATTTTGAAAGGTTGCGTCAAATGAACATAATAGATCCTGATATGAAAATATCACAGAACTATATGCCTGCCACTGTTAACAATGGAGCACCACTTGCAAATTCTTCTGCAGAAGTTGCATCTGGAGATAGAAAAAATAACTCTGTACCTACTACTGTTGTTATTGATTCTCCTGTTGGTTCAAACAATACAGGAAATAGTGGTATGGCAGTGACAACAACTCCTGCTGGTGGATCTGAAGATCAAGGACTTAATATTTACGCTGCTCATTTAGTGATGGCTTCTGCTTAATGGATAATACAACAGAAAATTTCCAATCTACAAAAGACTTTAAATTCAGTAGTGTTTTATTAACACCAGTGGATGAAGATAAACCATTAGATATATCAGGTTTAGTATCTAAAATTAATTATGTTGAAAGTATATTCATGCCATTTGTATCTGCTACAATGGTTGTAGTTGATAGTGGTGTAAATTTATTACAGACTTTACCAATTCAAGGCATGGAAAAAGTCACGTTTTCTGTTAAGACAAACATGAGAGAAGAGGCATTTGAATATAATTTTAGAATTTGGAAAGTTGCTAATAGATATGCACAACAAACTAAACAGGTATATACTCTCGCATTAGTTTCAGAGGAAGCAATATTAAATGAATGTAAAAGAGTTAATCAAAGGTTACAAGGTAATCCAGAAAGTATCATAAAAAAACTCTTGACCGAAGAATTATATCTATCAAGTACAAAACCAATTAACTCAGAAGGTTCTTTATTTGAAGTAAGTTATCTACCAACAAAAGAAAGACCGTTTGATATTATTGCTAAACTTATTCATAAAAGTGTTTCTCCTAAGGCAAAATTTAGCACTGATAATACTTCTGAACCAACAAGTGTAGAGGTTACTTCATCTCCTGATCAAAAAGCGAAGAAAATAAGAGGAAGTGGTGGATTTTTCTTTTGGGAAAACTATAGAGGATATAACTTCTTTGCTGTTGATAGTATGTGTGCTGATGATGAAAGTCCATTAAAATCTGAAAAGTATAATGTCCAAGAATGGGGACCTTATGTTGAAAGAGGGATTAATGTAAGCGATGATGGTGATAATAGATTTACCATTGAATCATCCACATTTTCATCTGATTTGGATTTGATGAATGGTCTCAGAAGAGGTCAATATGGTTCTAGAATTGTATTTTTCAATCATTCGACTGGACAATATGATGAATATGATTACATTTTAGAAGAAACTTATGATAATATGGCACATTTAGGTGGACAGAAATCACTTAATAAAATAAGTTATACTCAAGAAAGTTTATCTAAAAAACCTAGTAAATTGATGTCTATTGTATTAGATCACGAAACGTGGTATAATGAACCAGGTATTGCTAATCCAGAGGATGAAAAAGCAGAAAATCCAACTAAATTTGCAGATTGGCAAAAATACTATGCTGCACAATCCACTGCTAGATATAGATTATTGCAATTACAGCAATGTCTAATTGTCATACCAGGCAATGCAGAAATTTGTGCAGGTGATAGAATAGATATTAGGTTGATCAACAAGGTATCATCAGTTGAACTTGTTGAGGAAGAATCTAGTCAAGAAGATAAAGAAAGTAGTGGTCTTTATTTAATTGCTGAAGCAACACATACCTATGATAAAACTAAAAGCACAAATGGTGCATTTACTACAACGTTAAAATTAACACGTGATTCTTACGGAATGAAAGATGAACCGTCCAGTCACGACAATAAATAATCCTAGGAGGTATTACAAATGGAAAGTATAGAAAAACACATAGAGTTAGACAGAAAGATCGCAGAAGATCCTCTAGCAAACCCTGCAGCACGCAGACATGCCAAAGAAGAACTTCACGAACTTGAGGTTTATGTGGAACATCACAAAGAAGAGATTGAAGCAGGGGATCATCATGACCCTAACGCATTAGAACTATTTTGTGATATGCACCCTGATGAACCAGAGTGTTTAGTATATGACGACTAATGGTACTTGACTCATCTCTATCATCACTAACACCTATCAATAGAACTGGTCACGACGGTTTTAACTGGTGGGTAGGTCAGATAGAAGGAACAGCTTCTGATGAAGAAAATAACAAGGGAGGATATCGTTTCAAGGTAAGGATTGTTGGGGATCATCCTCAAGATAGATCCCTACTTGATACGAGTGAACTCCCATGGGCAAATGTAATGATGCCTGTTAATAGTCCTTTTACACCTGGCAATATTGCTGGTGGAGATCCTCAACTTATAGTAGGTGGTTGGGTAATTGGTTTTTATATGGATGCCCAGAAACAAAAACCATTGATCATGGGATCTATTGGTCAGGTGCCTGGTTCAACATCTACAATTAAAAATTGTTTACCTAATGATCTACTGGGTTTCCAGACATGTATCAGATCTGGTCAATATGCTCCAAATCCTGCAAAAGATGGTTTAGAAGGTAAGGATGGTACTGCTAAAACTGGTGGTGGACAATCTGATGGAACAAAGAGAGGTGATGGTGAAGAAAAAGTTCCTGGTGCTGAAATAAACAAACCAGAAGTAATTAAACAGCAGGAGGAATGGTGCCAAGAAGTAGCGGAAAAATGTAAGGATGTTGATGTAAAAACTCAAATGACTGGTATTGTCAGTCAGATGTTATTTGACATACAAAACAATAACGGACAACTTGGTACTTTTTATGTCAATAAAGTAACAGGTGGACTTAATGATGCCATAGGTCAGAGCAGAACTTATATTAACAAAGCTATTTCTGTAATGACAGAGTTCATTGCGAAGGTCAAAGGATATCTTAAACAAAAACTTACAGACGCTGTTAATGCATTAGTAAAAGCACTACTAAGACAAGATAAAACAGGTAATGCACTAACACCAGTAACTGAATGGTTTAATAATCTTTTAAAAGATCTCAACTGTAAAATGGCAGACTTAGGTGAAAGATTGGCAGAGTGGTTGACAAACGTCTTAATGAGTTACATTCAGCAAATTTATCAAGCAGTTGTATGTCAGATTGATGAACTTGTTAACGGTATTATTTCTAAAATCAATCAGTTATTAACTGAAATACTCGGCAGCATCTTAGGTCCTCTACAAGAAATTTTAGGTGCTATTGCTGAACCTTTGAACATTATTGGTGGTGCTATAAACTTCATTCTAAAATTACTTGGTATTGAGTGCTCTGGTCCTGATACTACATGTGCCAAGTATAAGAAAGTATGCACAACAGGTGAGAAAAAAGATGGTAACGATGATAAGGGTTTCTTAGATGGATTACTGGAAGATATTGATAATCTATTTGGTGATACTCCTGCCGATTATACACAATATGTTTGTGATGAAGCTTACAGAGGAAGAAGTTTAGATATTACGACTGTAGGATTTACTGGTGGTGTTCCTCTACCTGGCGTGGGTGACAGTAAAAAACCAATTATTAAATATAGAATTGATGACATTGAAGCAAAAGAGGGAGATATAGCAACTTTTACTGTAAAAAGATCTGGATATTTAGATGAAGCATCCTCAGTTAAATTTAAAACACTGAAAAATCAAGGAACTGCTATTGAAGGAGAAGATTATATTGCAGTAGATGGTATTTTAGGATTTGCTCCTAACGAAACTGAAAAAAATATTGATATTCAGATATTATACAATCAACAAGACGAACCACCAGAAACTTTCTTTGTTTCTCTTAAAAAGAATAGTCCAGAAAGTGGTGTCAGTACAAACTTTGTTAAAAATATTGGTAAGTGTACAATCACAGAACAGAATATTAAAACACCAGGTGGAGATCCATATGAAACTCAACCAATAAGTCCCATTGCACCTATTCCAGAAACTCCTAACGATGAGGTTGGTTTCCCAGATGTTCCTTCTAGCGGTGGTGGAGGTACTACTGTAGACACATCTCCAACATTTGCTGTATCTGCAAATAGATCATCTTGTCCTGAGGGTGGTTTTATCATATACACAATTACAACTACAAATGTAGAAAATGGTGCAATTTTATTCTATACATTAAATGGAACTGATATTACCAGTAAAGATATTGTGGGTGGACAATTATCTGGTCAATTTGTTATTAGTGATAACGAAGCAAAAGTAACTGTTGGTATTGCTGATGATGGTGTTGTTGAAGATGCAGAGACCTTAAGATTTACTCTTAATGGTAAAGGTGCATTTGTAGATGTTCTTATCACTACAGCAGATGATCAAGAGATTGGAGATTTTGATGAGGGAACTGGTGAAACACCAGAAAATGATTATCAAGAATTTGAGTTCCCGTCAATCAATCCCGTCAAGATTATTACTGATGAAAATGGCGGTATAATTGAAATTCCAGTAGATAAACCAGGTGATCCATGGGCAGAACCACCATATGTATTCATTGGTGGTGAAGGTTTTGGTGCAGTGGGAACTGCTCTGTTAGATGAAAATGGTTTCCTAACAGAAATTAGACTACAATCAAATGGTTTTGGATATAAAAAGAACTTAGCAGCAGATCAAGGTGTTCGTTGTATTATTGATGCATTTACTATATTAAGACCAGGTGTTGGATATACTGAGGTTCCTAACTTATATGTCAATGGAGAACTTGGTGTTGCTGAGGCAGTAATTAACGATGATGGTTTTGTAATTGGTGCTAGGATGTTAGATAAAACAAGAACATTAGATGAG